CGCAAGTGTTTGTGTTAGTTGTTTTGTTCTTGCTAATTGTCCTGATACAGTACTAAAATATCTAACACCTGATTGTATTGCATGGAAGTTAGCATTCTGATCATTTTGTATGTCAAGTAACATACCATCAATGATTAAACCTAAGTCTAATTTACATCTTGCTTGGTTATAAACTAATTCTGGGAACGTAGCATTTAAGAAACCAATAGTTTCTTTTTGCACAAAAAGTTTGTTAGGTGTTAATAAGTTGACTGCCGGAGCCGCCAATGGATTGACTGTTACAATGTTCCCTGATGATACTTGTGATTTGTTTGCACCATCGTTGAATGTAATAGTTTGTGTGTAAGCACCTGGTTCCTTTGGTGCCGCAAACATAATCTCTTGTGCTTTTTCGGCCGCTTTATTAATTGTTTTGTATGCGTAATTAATACTTCTACCTTCTTGACCTGCTGGTGTAAGTGCCTGTGTGTCGTCACCTTGTGTTGAAACAAAGATATCTACTGTTGAAGTAAATGTTGAATTGTCAACATAAAGTTTTGTAGCCGCTTGTAAATCATCTGCTCCATTTTGTACTCCCTTACCTGCTAAATCACCTGGATGGTCATGCAAATTAAGAGCACCAGTCATTGTATCACCATCTCTTCTAGTGATTGCTTTTCTTGGTAGTGCTTCGCTATCTAAAAATTGTCCTGATAATGCAGTATCATATTCTGCATCTGTAATTGTGTGTACTCCAGATGGAATACCTGATATGCCATCGTTGGCATTAATTTTAGCAGTATTGTCTTTAGCACCTGCTTCAGTTGAGTGAATACTTAAAGTTGTATTGTTAATAAATCTTACAAAGTATGTGAAACCTGAAGTAAGGTTAGTTGCGTCATTGCCTGTAGAATTATATCTAAATGGCGTACCGTTAACACTATTATCAAAACCATGTGATACTGTTATTAAATTTCCATTTACGAAACTACCAATCTGTAATGTGTAACCAGCACCTGATACAGGTTCATCTCTTACTCTTAATGGTTCGCCTTTTACATAGTATTCTTGGTCCGCAAATTTTTTGTCAATGACTAAATCATGTATTGTTACCGCGGTTGCGTGTAAGTTTCCTAAAGCGGTTGCAGTTGCATCTGATACTGGTGCAATTTTACCAATACCATATAATCCATTTCCTGTTAAGTGTCCACCTAGTGTTGGTGATAAATCCTGTGCAACGTTTGATCCTGTATTTGTGATTGTAAGTTTTGTTGTATCAGTGTTGTCAATGACAATACCTGCACCACCTACAATGTCTTTCATTAAGATGGCCGAGCCTGCGGCATCTGTAACAGGAACTTTATTTTGTCCTAGTGTATCTGGTGTGTCTGAAAGGGCAGTAAATCCAATGGCACCACCTTGACCAAAGATTGCGTAAAGTTCTGTAAAGTTTTCATTCGCTTTCTTAAACGCATCTCTGATACTATCACCCGAAGCATCATTCCCTTCAACACCAATGTTAATTACTTGTTTTGTCATCTATTAAAATCCTATACTTTCACCACATCCACAACTTGATGTTGAGGCTGGATTCGAAACTGTAAAATACGACCCAAATACTTCTTTTTTATAATCTATTGTTGAACCTAGCAAGTACATAACACTAGCAGGGTCTACAATAAACTTACCTTGTCCAAAATCAACGACCTCGTCTTCGTCAGCAACACTATCTTCAAGTGACCAATCGTACTTGAAACCAGCACAGCCACCACCTTTTAATGCTAGGCGTACTGCTTTTTTGCTGTTTTCTTTAAGCATAGTAGTCATATGCTCCTTTGCTGAATCTGTCAAAGTAACTATTGTTGACATAATTTCCCTCTGTTAAAGTTATTTATCTAATATTCTACAAACCGAATGTAATATAAATAGTTATAGTATGTTTTTAAGAACTGAACAGGAAGTGAAGTATTATATGCGCCGTAGCAAAGGCGGTAAGCATCATACGTATAAACGTATGCGTACCATCGTGGTATTTCAATGTGATGATTGTAAAGAAGAATTTAAAAGAGATAAAGGAAAAGTAGATCCTAAACGTTTAGATAATGCATACTATCACGTTTGCCCTGATTGTGATCCTAAAAGATTTGCACAAAAAAAGGGTGTCGAAAAACGTAAAACTTTAGATTCTACAATCGACACCCTAGTAACTATTGATACTTTATAATTATTCAGACTTCCAAATAGTCCATGCACCGTAGGCTATTGCACCGTAGGCGGCAATCTTTGCCAATGGTCCTGCGATCAGTACAATTACTCCTACTGCGATTAAGGCCGCACCGTCCCAAGATGTTCTTTCTTTGAAACGTTTGTTTGCCCAACTTTTAATGTTGCTTATCATGTCATTACTCCTATTTGTTTAAACTTTTGATATGCTTGTACAGTTGATTTACCAGTTTATCTTTGGTTTGTCTTCTATCCAATTCTATCTTATGTTTTCTGCCTAGATCTTCTAAAGCCTTTTTAGTCATCTTATTAAGATCTGCCTTTTTTGGAACTAACACCAAAGGCTTTAATTTCTTTACCTTCTTAGGCGTTGAACCAAAAATTTTGTTAATCCAATTAAACATTATATTCTCCGTACTTTTAATTATGCTAGTCTTTGATTGATAACGTCCCAATTGATAATACGCATCATGTTTTGGATATATTTCTTTTTTGCATTTTTACCTTCTTTGGTATAATCTGAAAAAGAATGTTCCCACATATCAATCGGCATCAAGATATCTGCTTTGTAGGTTTGGTTCGGGGTTGTTTTAACTTCGCCCTTTTTAGATAGGTACACCCAACCAGATCCTTGTAATTTCATTGCTGATAATAACACTTCATCTTTAAATTTATTATAATCCTTAAAGTTATCCACAATCAAATCTTTAACTGGACCTGTAGGTGAATTAGCACCAGCAGGCTTTTTTAATTGTGTCCACCATAGATTATGCAACATGGCTCCACCATAATTAAAGTTAGGATCGCCTTCTCCGTTGTTATATCTATCTACGTAACCTTTGGATAAAACATTGTAATGATATTCTACATTGTCCTTGGATAACACAGGACTAAGATCGCCTGTGCCGTAAGGTAATTTCATTAGAGTTAATACCTCTAATTTCTTTTCAAAGAGATTCATATACTCTCTAAGATCATTGTTATTATTCATCAGTATTATTTATCGTGATTTGTGTTCTAATAATTTGATACTTGCAAGGTTCTTCGCCTTGCTTTCTACCATAATATCAGCGAACTCTCTAAAAGACAGAGCCCAATCGTTGACAGCATTATTCCACATATAATCACTATGGGCACGTAGTTTTGCTTTCTTAAATCCTTGTTCAAGTAATTCCTCCATGTTAGGCAATGTGTTTTCGTCATGTCCTACAAGTAAATCTTCACGCGATACAGAATAGTGTATCACTGGTCTTACGCCACGCCACGAATCTATTATGCGAGAAAATCTATCGTCGGTTGGCTGAATATATTCACCCGTTTTGACCCAGTGATGGTGTATGTCAAGAACGAGGGCAAGTTTGTCTCGCAGTTCAAGACTGGCTTCGATACCCCACGACATTTCGTCGTTTTCAATCGTAATCGTGTTTCTCGCCTCCGGAGATAGTCTTGGGTATGCGTCGAGGATACCGGCTGGACCTTTGCGGCCTGCGATGTGTACATTGATCTTAAAGTCTTGGTATTGTCTACCGTATCCCATCCACCTTGCAACGTCAACATGATATTCAAACTCCTCTATGCTTCTATTTACTATATCTGGATTGTCCGAAGCCAACACCGTGAATTGTCCAGGGTGCATTGACAACCTCACATCTAATTTTCTTGCAAGTTCACCAACCGTTGCAAAATGCTTTTCGCAATATGCTCTTACGTCAGGCTTCTTCCAAAAATATGACCAAGTAGGTTCAGTGTAGACAGGAAGTACATCACTGCCAAGTCTTACCATATGTAATTCATCTGGTAGTCCTCCAACATACTCAACAAGATTTTCAAATGCTTTTATGTTGTGAACCATCAAGTCCCATAGTCTTTGTTCAGCATCTTCTTTAGTCTGCCTATTCAACCAAGCAACGGTTGTGCATCTGCTCAACAAAGGACGTTCTATTTCCTCAAGAAGTTTTTTCTTAAGGGTTTGATCCGAGTGCAAAAATTTACAGGCAAAGCCTATACGTTTAATCATTTATGTCTTTTGCTCCTTTGTAATAGGTATTCAGCAACTCTATAAATCCTATGTAAATTTGTAACATCTTGTTTCCAGTATTTGTCCATAAGTGGTTGTGCTATTCGTCTAACCGCTTTACTTCTTTTGCTTTCTCTAACACCTGCTTCGTAAACTGCACCACTAGATGTTTTTTCTTCTATTTCAAAATCTGTAAACTTCTTTTGCATAATTGCTTTATTATAGCAAATAAAATGGTTAATGTCAATACCAGTTTTCCTTACACCATGGATCAATACAATTATGGGGATATGGTTCTCCATGGAATACTGCTACACTGGTTGTTGGTTTGATTTCTGGATTACCAGGGTGACTAAAGTTTCTAACTCCGTTTACTCTTGCCATGGTTGGCTTATGCCTCATTTCCCATTTGTAACTTTGAATCCATTCATCTGGCCAAAATTTATAATCTGATTTAACGTGTGCAAAAATCCAATCCTGATCTCCATGCATCTTTTTAGAATTTATATCTGGTTGCTTAATGAAGTTATTCCAAACATATTGATGTTGACCTGTCTTCAATCTAAACACACTACTATTCATTCTATTCCAGTCTGATCTAATGTGTC